CTCTATATACTAATATGATCAGGTTAATAAAGGGACAAACCCAAAGTATTATTTTAACATTAACTGAAAAGCAGTTACTAACTAATCCGAACTATTTATTTGTCTTTACAAATAGAAGCGCGAATACAGAGGTAAAGTTTGTTATGTTAAACGCTACCGATATAAGTTTGTACAAGGATAGGTACAATGAATTTAGCATTGTTACGAATACTAATTTTGGTAGTTCCTTAAATGGTCAATATGATTACGAGGTTTACGAACAGGCAAGCACTTCGAATACAAATCCTGCGGGATTAAATATGATCGAATCAGGAATAATGGAATTAGTCGGAACGCCTTTTGAGTTTACTGAATATTCAACAACAGACACTTATAAAATAAGACAATAATGGATTTAAGAGTATTAACATTTGCGGAAGCTAAGCAGCCTGAATTTAAAGAAAAGAAGGGCGAAGGATATATTCAGTATGGCGACCGCAACGATTATCCTAATTATTTAGTTGACCTTTTCAATAAGTCAGCTAAGCATAATGCTATCATAAAAAGCAAGGTGCATTATATTAGCGCAAATGGATGGAAAGGCAGCCCTGAAGCAGAAACCTTTATTAAGAAGGTTAATAGAATGGAAAGCCTTGAAGATTTAACGCGCAAAGTATCTTTGGACGCTGAATTATTTGGTGGATATTATTTAGAAATCATTTGGTCAGTTACTAAGCAATTAGCTGAAATATGGCATTGTGATTATACAAAAGTTCGTACTAATAAAGACAATACACAATTTTGGTATAAAGAAGAATGGTCTGATAGGAACGAAAAGCCTATGGTTTACGGAGCTTTTAATCCTGCTAATCCTGTTGGCAAGCAGATCCTTTATGTGAAAGAATATCGTCCAAATATGGGTTATTATTCATTGCCGGGTTACTTTGGTGCGCTTAATTACATAGAATCAGATATTGAAGTTTCTAAGCACGTTTTAGGTAATGCGCAAACAGGATTCAGTGCAAGTAAACTAATTACTTTACCAAATGGCGAACCTTCAGATGAAGAAAAGCGTAATATTGAAAAGCGCTTCACAAATAGATTTAGCGGATCAGATGGCAAAAAGTTTATTTTAGCTTTCGTAAATGATAGCCAAAGAAAGCCAATAGTTGACGATTTAGGAACTTCAGATATTACAAAAGAGGACTTCGGTCGAGTGGATTCCTTAATCCAAACTAATATATTTAGCGGTCATCAAATTACAACGCCGTCAATCTTTGGTATTGCAGAGGCGGGAAAATTAGGCAGCCGTTCCGAAATGCGTGATGGTTATGAAATTTTTAAAAATACCTATGTAAATAGTAAGCAAATGCACCTTGAAAGTGTATTCAATATGCTTGCTAAATTTAGAGGTATTGCAGAACCTGAATTAAGTATTATTCCAACAGAGCCTATCGGATTTGAGTTTACTGAAAACTTATTAAAAGAAATAGCGCCAAAAGAATGGTTACTTGAAAAGGCGGGGATCGATATGACTAAATACCAACCCGTTGCCCAACAAGCGCAATTTAAGGACGATTTTAGCGTCTTTTTTGAGTTCGGTGAGGCAAAGGATACCTTTAACGTTTGGAAGCAAAGAAAGCGCTTTAATGACGATTCAGAGTATCATATGTTTGCAGAGGTAAATCAATTACAAGCCAATGTCCTTGACTTGATGGCTAAGGATAAAAGAATAACGCCGGAAGTTTTAGCCGTTTCACTTGATCAAAGCGTAGAAACAATTAATCAAGTAATAAAAACTTTAGTTGAAAATGGGTACGTTGAAATAAAAGAATATTCAATCGGCGAAGGCTATGATGAAAATATAATTACAGAGCATATTTTGACTGCGCCTTTAGGTGATATTTTAGTAAAGATTAAGCCACAGACAAAGGAATTATTAATTAGATATTCCTATGAATGGAAAGAGGAGTTTGGTATTTCAAATAAAAGTAAAGCAACTACGCCATTAATCGAGACAAGTAGACCTTTTTGTAAATATTTATTAGAGGCAGGAAAGATGTATAGCCGTTCTGAAATAGAAACAATTAGTGCGCGTTTAGGTTATTCTGTATTCGATCGTGGTGGCGGTTGGTGGACAGAACCGGACGGCAATCATTCCCCAAGTTGTAGGCACGAATGGATTTCAAACATAGTAACAAGAAAATAGAATGAGTAAGAACACATTATTTATATCAGTTCAATCAATTAAGGATAGAACAGGATTGCACGCAAACGTAGACGAAAAATTAGTTTTGCCTGAAATTAAGACCGCGCAGGATATGTATATTTTGCCTGCTTTGGGTTCAGCGCTTTACAATGAATTACAGGATGCCGTTGATGCAAATACATATACTCAATTACAAACTACTTTATTGGATGACTATATTGTAGATTGTTTGATCTATTTTGTAATGTCTGAATTGCCGCAAGGTTTATCATATCAATTCTATAATAAAGGATTGATCAGAAAGTCGGGTGAGAATCAAGAAAACCCGTCTATGCAGGATATGATTGACGTTGCGAATAGATACAGAGCAAGAGCAGAATTTTACAAGCAAAGACTTATTAAATACTTAAAACAAAACAACGCTTTATATCCTAATTATTTAAATTTCGGAAGCGGGATTGATTCAATCAAACCTGACAATGAAGGATACACGGTTTCAATGTGGTTAGGTGATGCCTGTTGCAATGATGACTACGAAGGCAAGCACAAAAAAACATTTGAAGAAAGGTATCAAGGAAATATTGGTTGCTGCTAAATATGAGTAAACAAGTAACTATTAAAAACCAAAATAAGCTGAAAGTTTATTTGGCAAAAGAAAAAAAGAATGACATTAAACCAAATAGTCAAAGAACTAACAACGATAGGCAACGCCCACGAACAAATTAATTTTGTTTATTTTGGTGATGTTTGGGAACGCCTAAGCAATGGAGAGGTTACTTATCCTGCAATGTTTTTCACTTTAACAGGTGCAAATGTTGGCGCTAAGGAAATAGCCTATTCTTTTAGTCTTTATTTTATGGATCGTATGCTAATGGAAGAAACTAATGAAACGGAAGTTTTATCAGATATGACGCAGGTGGCGGGTGATATTGTTGCTCAATTAAGATACCCTGAAGATTATTCGATCGTAACGTGGACATTGAATCAAAACATTCCTGTTACTTTTTATACAGAAAGTGATCCTGATTTATTAGCGGGCGTAAAATTAGATATTAGCTTATCACTTCCTTTTATTAACAATAGGTGTCAAGTACCTTCAAATTATAATTATTAATGGAATCAAAAAAAATAAACCAATTAGCAACGGAATTAACGCCCGCGCTTGATGATTTAACAATCATAGGAGATCCTACAACAGGAGTGAGTAAAAAGATTACGCTTTCGCAAATGGCGTCTTTGTTTACGGGAACGGTTGAGGAATACGCAAACCTTGCAGCATTTCCTTTGGTTGGTGTTGCTGACACTATTTACATTGCTTTAGATACAAACGTTTTATATCGTTGGGACACAGGTTTAACTTCTTATGTTGAATTATCGCCAAATATTATCAATTCATTGGTATTTAGTGATGCAAACGGATTTGACGGTAATATTAGTTTAGTTGGTTCAACTGCAACTTTAACAATTACAACTGCATTAACGCAAGGGTCAGTTCCTTTTATTGGAACTTCAGGCGCTTTAACGCAAGACAATGCAAACTTATTTTTTGACGATACTAATAACAGATTAGGAATTAATACTAATTCGCCAACAACCGCATTGGACGTTTTCGGTTCAGGTATTATTGGACGTTTAAACGGAACTTCAACAAACAACGCATTTTTAGGTTTTGCAAATGCAGGAACAAACAGGTGGTCAATTGGTAACGTTCAGTCAGACCATAGATTTCGTATTTATAGCGAAACAAATACAAGCGAATTAGTAACTGTTTTACAAACAGGTGAATTTGGTATTGGTATTGCAAACCCAACAACAAAGTTTCATATTGACGGCGCTGCAACCGCATTGATTGCAAATTTAGACGCAAACGTTTCTGTTGCAAAAAGTGTATCATTCCGTTCGGACAATAGCAATAGAATAAATTTAGAAGTTTCAGGCACAGAATCAGGTTCAAATGCAGGTGCAAACTTCTTTTTAAGAACATACACAGATGCAGGTTCTTTAATTGAAACACCTTTTCAAATTATTCGTTCAACAGGCGTTACAACAATAAAAAGTTTGACGCTTACAAATGCTTTGTCAATTGCAAATGGCGGTACAGGTTCAACAACGCAAAATTTTGTTGATTTAACAACTGCGCAAACTATTGCAGGTGCTAAAGAATTTAGTAGTGATTTACAATCTTCTT